AATCACAGTGAGTAGGTCAATAAACTGCTGAGTAATCACCGCTGTTTGCTCAGTACTCAAGGTATTGGCGTGCATTAACGTTTCCACTAGCCGACAAAGAAAAGGCGTCATAGGATGCCGCTCGCCAAAGGTTCGGGCCAATAGCGGATCGGTATAACCCAGTTTACGGCGTAACTGGCTTATGGGGATCTGCACCACGTGCTGACGGGCTGCCCCGTTCAAGTGCAATGCGTAGGGAAAGCGAGTATCATAAAATCCAAGGGCACCAGGGCCAATGACGGCCTCTTTCCCAGCCTGTTGAACACAAGTACTTCCCGCGCTGACAATGCTTAGTAACATGACATCGTTATTATAATTATCCGCCCCTCTACGCGCCCGAACTACCTGTTGGGCGCTACAGGCGATTTCAGAGATACGCAAACTCCCCCTCATTGCCGAAGTAATCTGTCCACTGCGTTCTTCGCCAGAAAACATACTGTCTAAGGGTACAAAGGTTCGACTCACTGCCTCGCGCCAGTAATCTGGCCGATCCGCATAACAGATTGTGTCAGTATTGTAATGGTTCATAAGCCCCCCACTCTTTTTCTTAATAACGCAGCAAAATCTATACCATTTCCATTTTCGACAACCCGTTCTTCCCGCTTGTCATAACACTCACCGACTCTGTGCGGGTATATCTACTACTGCCCTTCTTAACCACGAGATAATGATGATGATAATGACTCAACCCGTAAAAGTTGCCTGTGTACAAGCTGCTCCCGTCTTTATGAACCTTGAGGCCACAGTCGATAAAACCCTTCGCCTTATTGCCGAAGCCTCGCAACAGGGTGCTGAGCTGATTGCCTTTCCAGAAACTTGGATACCCGGCTATCCTTGGTTTCTATGGCTAAACTCACCGGCGAATAACTTTCCCTTGGTATATGAGTACCATAAACATTCGCTGGTGCTAGAGAGCGAGCAAGCACAATGCATTGCGGATGCAGCCAAACAGTACTCGATTCGCGTAGTCCTCGGTTTTAGCGAAAAGGACCATGGCAGTCTCTATATCTCACAATGGATGATCGGCAGCGAGGGGGAGACCATTGGTACGCGGCGTAAGCTTAAAGCCACCCATGTAGAAAGAACGCTATTCGGAGAGAGCGATGGATCGTCGTTGACGCCATGGGATACCGATATTGGTAAAGTGGGCGCACTCTGTTGCTGGGAGCATTTACAACCGTTAACTCGCTATGCCATGTATGCGCAACACGAAGAAATTCATATTGCTGCCTGGCCGAGCTTCAGCCTTTATACCCAACACTCCGCAGCCCTTGGACCAGAGGTCAATACCGCCGCGTCACGGCTATATGCTGCGGAGGGACAATGCTTCGTGATTGCTCCTTGCGCCATCGTCTCCCAAGAAATGATCGATATCCTCTTTGCTCAAGGTGATCATGGCACACTCCTCCACGCGGGAGGCGGGCACGCCCGTATTTACGGGCCTGACGGCTCAGAGCTTGCGACACCCCTTGCTGAAGACGAGGAAGGCTTACTGTTTGCTGACTTACATCCCGATGCCATCACCTGCGCGAAATTTGCCGCCGACCCGGTCGGCCATTATTCACGGCCTGATGTCACCCGCTTACTGTTCGATAACAGTGCAAAGCAGCAAGTAGTCAACAGCGATTTGGGCGCTGTGCCGCAAGCGCACAGCGTGCCACCGACTGCTGAGAAGGAGGCGTAACCATGGAATCCGCAATTCCCCCTTCTCTTCGAGAAGAGAGAAGCCAGTCGCTATCCACTCCGCCAGCGTATACGCCGCCTTTTCCAGCTTGGACCACCCGCTTTTCGCCGTTAGTTGAACAAGTCGTCATGGCTTATTTCGGTGTACAGTCTCAACAGACCGCGGGCCAGTATGCCCTCGACCCAATCACCTCTCATTTCTCAATGACTACAGGGCCGGCGCATTGGGAGCGAGCAACCTATAGCGATGAACGAAACTACGTTAACGATATTGTGATTGCTTATTGGGCTTCCCAAGAGGCATTCACACAATGGAAGGCCGAAAGCGGTTTCGATGCTTGGTGGGCCACCCCAGAGAGAGAACAAGAAGATAAAGGATGGTTTATGGAGGTTGTCTCCCCCGATATCAGGGGCTTTGAGACTATATTCTCCAATCAACACCATCCTGAAGGTGTCGCTCATCTTGCTCACGTGATGAGCGGTGAAATGCACGAACACGGCTACTGGGGGAGTGCTCGAGATAGGTTACCTGCTGCCCAAACCTCTGCGCTTAAGGGGCAAGGACAGCTTACTGTGACCCCCCTAACCTCAGGCCGTCATATTGTTCAGGGTCGCGACAACCTCTGCTTGATCCGCTCTGGTCAAGATTGGTCCGATACCTTAGCGGAGGAGCGAGTGCTCTACGTGCAGGAGGTAGAACCTATCTTAGATAAGGGAATGCGTTTTCTGCGCGATGACGGTATGAGCATTGGGTGCCTGAGTTGTCGGTATATGCACGGAGTCGATCGCGATCACCATGGACGATTACAGAAAACGTTCGGTCTGGCCCACTTTACCGATCTTCAGGCGTTAGAAAACTGGTCGAAAAACCACCCCACTCATGTGGCGATTTTTAATGGCTTTATGAGATACGTCAAGGCTCTGAACTTTACCATTCAATTGCGACTCTGGCATGAGATTGTCGTTATCCCTGCACAGTCACAATATTTCGAGTATATCAATTGCCACCCCAATACCGGCCTACTGAAAAAAGGGCAATAATATGAAAAAAGCGCGCCTTTATCTCATTGCTTTCGCGATTCACTCTCCGGCCTACGCACTCGAGTTCGTCCCAGGGGACTACGAAATGCTGCCGCCCGACAAAAGTATTGTACTGACTTACTTCCAGTCGACGCGGAGTCACGCCATGTTTTCAGATAATCGGCGCGTTTTTGGTGATAATAAGTTTCGTAGCCAAGCCACCCTAGTCCGTTATATCTATGGCTATCGTCCCGTGCCCTTTCTCAGCATCGAGCCGCAACTTATCATCCCTTGGGTAAAAGCCAATACGCTCGCTGATGCTACGCCCTTAGGGGATACCTCCGGCATCGGCGATATCCTACTAGGGCTTCCCTTTAAATTTAGATTGACTACCGACCATGCCGATATATTCTCCCTCGCCCCTTATCTCTATGCGCCCACCGGTCATTATCAGAGTGATCAGGCCGTCAACAGTGGGGCCAATGATTGGCGCTATCTGTTACAAGCCGCCTATGTCCATCATTTCAGCGAACAGTGGTCTTTGGATACAGGGGCTGATGTGTCATGGGTCAGCACTAATCACCGTTATGGGGTCTCGCACGACAATCAAACACAAACGCCTAAATACGAGTACCAACTCTATCTTCGCTATAACCTTGCCCCCGCCTCCCAATTAGGCTTCGGTGGCGGCTGGATAAAAGGCGCAGCCGATGTCGTCAATCACCAGTCGCTAAACGATAAGCTGGATACCCGTTACCTTCGTCTCTCGGCTGCACATTTTTTCACTGCCGCTTTTCAAGCAGAGCTCTCCTTGGGCCGTGATCTTAGCGTCAAACAAGGCTTTAAACAGGATAGTTTTCTTAGTGTACGTCTGGGCTATTTGTTTTAACGATCGCGTGCGCAATAGCTTTTCACGCAATTGATAACTCTGAATATAAAAAATAACTTACACCCTATTCGGCGTATTATGCATGGTGATTTCAGTTAAGCTTTACAGCAACAAATATTACTACTCGACTAAGTGACAGCGTCACTGGTGGCGCAACTTTTTGGGAAGAGATCGATTTAAGCCAACGTAAAAAGGGTAAAGCATCGCAGTAGAGATAACGCTTGGCGCTAATTCAGCAAAGCTACCCCAGGTAGCTTTGTCTGTTAGACATTATTGATAAGTGAAATTCATCCCGACGATTGACTGGACCTTCCCTGCGGTCATTTGCCCACTGGTGGGTTGGTATTGAGCCGTCAAGGTAATATTTGTTCCGGAAGAGGTAACTTTACCGAGTTTGATGGTATCCCCAAACTTGACCGGCGTACCGTCTTTGAGAATCTGAACCCCCACTCCGCTTGCCGAATCGGTATTTCCTTCGAGCACATTCTTTAAGATTGTCCCAGCGGAGTCGACTGTCGTACCACTGAGGGCATAGTTAAGATTTTTATCGGTGGCACAGTGAACATTGATAGTAAAAGCTTGCTGGCCAGGATAGTTAGGGAGTTGTACGGTCAGGTTTCGGTTATCGACATCACAGCCTCCTGTTGGCACCACGACATTATTAGAGGCGTAGATATTCCAGGTGTAGTAATAGGAGTCTTTACCAACATTGTTGGTTTGGTGGAGCACTAATGAAGCGATTAAGCTACCGGAATTAACCACCACCCCCTCAGCGGTACTGATGGGCGTCAGTAATAGCCGCGCAGGCCATGCCGTATCTGACTTGGATCGATAGAGCACTCTCGACGTTTCACTTGTTGTCGGGAATGAGTAGTTTTGGCCATTATAGATCACGGAGCCTTTAAAGTTCTTCAGCACCCCATTAAAGGAAGAACCCGATGCCAGCGTCACGTAGTCGGTAATACTTGCTGGATAGTCGTTATGACAAAAGATACTGTTCGCTAAGTCGACGACTAAGTTGCCGCCTGACTGAACTTGAGGAGTCAGGTTAACATAAACGTTAGCGTTGCCTCCGCCAATTGGGATGGTCGCACCAGCAGCCGTTTTGCAGGCGAAAGCCTGTGCACTGGAGTTGAACAAAAAGAGCAGGCTAAAACACAATAAGATGTTTTTCATAACTTCAATCAGTGATAAGATTTCTCCTAATATAAGCGTTATTTTTCGCCCGCTGTAAAAAATAAACTAATCATTCTTCCTTTATTGATAGTAGATATCAATAATGTAATTGGGTGTTGGCATAGTAGGAGAGGCATTCAAAAAGCACGGCCTCGTTTAGATGAGACGGGTTTACTCTTCTCAGAACTGCCGGTTAGCTGCACGATTGGTAAATAATTAACAGATTTATTCAGTCGCCTTTCGCAACACAAAAATAAGCCTTCGATAAGTGATCGTAAAAAAGCGTGAATCTTATTTTATGGGATTAACGATATTTCGACCCGTCTAAAGGAAGCTGACTGTGTCACCCATAGAAGGAGGAAATTATCTCACTGTTAATTGCAGACTTTATAGACTAGAAAGACCCATTTCTATCAAGTTTATCCAGTCAAAAGGTAGGCCGTAGCGAAATTCGGCGCTAGAGAGCAATGATATGTTCGCAGAGTTAGCAGACCAAGCTTACGCAGAAGCCGAGCAGCCCTTAAACGCAGCACTGCCGAAAAGAGTTAGACCATCACCAGCATCAGTAGTTTGCCGGAACGATGACTATGGCGAACCATCAGTACCCGGTACAAGTTATTGCTGCTGTGGATGCTGAGAAAATTGCCCGCGCTAACGTTTTTAACCTTCACTAATCCCCCCTTAAATCAACCCACCCTATTCACGCACCGATAATCGGCGACATCGTCGTGTCTGCGGGGAAGTAAAGGTGAATACTATCCAACACCCTTTAGTGTTAACTCCCGCTAAATGGGTGCCCGAGAACGGGTTAACCTCAGTTACCGGATTAAAGCTGGGAATGATTAAGCGAGCTAAGGAGAAGTCATGGTTGTTAGGCAGAGGGTAGGGAAAACGGGAAACTGAAGTCGTTAACTTCGTGTTCAACCCGCAAGTCAATTCCAATAAAAAAGATAGCAATTACCATTATAGTTTTTATCGCTATCTCAAACTTGGAAAGCAGCCTTGAAGGTTGCAGGCATTACAGACAGGAAAGCATATCAATCTCGTCATACCTATGCCTGTTGGTCTTTAGCTGCTGGAGCTAACCCTAATTTTATTGCTAACCAAATGGGTCATGCCAATGCACAGAGGGTTCACAATGTTTACGGGCCTCGGATGCCTGAAAATGATGAGACTCAAAGAGCGATGTTAAATAATAAATTGAACGAATTTGCCCCATGAGCTTAAGGTGGTAAACACATAATCAATTTAATCAGTAATTTACCCCCCTACACCGACATATTCATTATGTGCTTTTACTAGCAAATATAATGAGTTATATCGAGTAGGAACAAGAACACAGAGTGTTGCCGCAATGTGACTCAATCATAAGCTAGTATGAGCGAGTTATATCGCGGCAATTTTTTGCCCCATGCTTGCCCCATAGAAGTTACAGTGTAACTTCATCACCCTCACCTCTCGGCAATTCCTTCACCATAAATGTCACCACTCCTAACACCCTGGCATCATCAAGAGCATCACCCTCGATAATGCCATCATTAGTCTTGAACTTCCCACACCCTACTTCGGCAAACATCAGCTTACCGTTTACGTCTAGTAGCACAGTTCTGCCCTTCGTCACCTTATAGCCCGGTTCAGCCACAGCCCATCCTTCATCGGTCGGAATAACGATGGAAGATTGATTAATGTGCATGAGTGAATTAGGAGTAAGTCTTGCTTCAACGTAATCTAGTGCGGGGGATGGGAAAGCCATGGTTGCGCCCTCTCACTTAAACTGTATATGCATACAGTATTATTTGTGAGGAGAAGCTGATCAAGATGCTGTGGATGGGGATTTGTAAAGCCTTTGGCGGGTATGGGAATTTTGTTGGAGGGGATCGAAGTGAGCGACTAACCTTTAGTCACCCACCCCGTAGTCTGCAAAAAGATAGTCGCGGTACATGTCTGCCCCGTCGCCGGGGCTTTTTTGTGTTTACGAGAAGGGATTGGCGAGAAAGTGGATTTAGTGGGATTGAGGTGAGGCTATATCGATAAATAAATTTAATTATCTAGATTGATAAGTTTATTCATAAATAAATGCATACTTTATACATTACGACAATGTTTATATTTTAAAGTTTATCAATCAGTTATTTTTATATAGAAAAAATACTAAGATTTATCTCATGAGTCTTGTTAACGCAATTATTTGTGTTAGATTGCTTTGTAATTTTTTGCTTACAAATGGAATTTCAATGAAAAGAAATCGAAATGAACTAACTGTTTCTATTGTTATTGCCTATTACAATGGTGCGAAATGGATCGAAAGAGCCCTAAAAAGCGCTATAGATCAGACCTTTCCAGCTAAGGAGATTATTGTCGTCAACGATGGATCCAAAGAAGAGGAACGGCTTGCGTTATATGAATTTCAAAAAGATTATGATTTTATAATTATTGATAAAGAGAATGGCGGTCAGGGATCTGCAAGGAACTTTGGGGTTGAAAAATCAACCTCTGAATTTGCCTGTTTTCTAGATCAGGATGATTTCTACATTGATAAGCATATTGAAATTTTAGTAAAAGCCATGCCACTTGATGACTCCCGATTTGGCTATGTTTATGGTGACTGCATGGAGGCTGACGGTGACGGGAATATTGTCACAACTGCAATGGTTAAGAGCCATTCATCTCATCCAAAAAGGGATATTTTCGATTTAATTAGGCATGACATGTTTGTGCTACCATCTGCTGCGCTGGTAAGCAAAAAGGCCTTCATGGAGATAGGTGGTTTTGATACTCAGTTTACTGGCTATGAAGATGATGATTTGTTCATGCGATTCTTCCGTGCCGGTTATAACAACTACTTCGTTGATAAGCCAGTTTATGTCTGGTGCATCAACACAGAAAGCACATCATACTCAATTAAAATGAGCAGAAGTCGTTTCAAATACTTTAAAAAATTAGCTGCCACGTTTGAAGATGACTATCAGCGCGGAAGGTTTTTCTTTAGAGATCTTCTGATTCCAAGGTTTGGACCATCTTTCATGAACGACATCATTAAAAGCGCAAAAAACGGAAAGGCGCACCGAGATGAAGTTATTGGTATTTTCAAAAATTACAAAGACATAGTTTGGAAAAATAAATATGCACCAAGACTATACAAAATAAAATTAAGTTTAATTTGTAAATTCTTGACTATTTGCCCGGTCATTTTCTTCAAAATAATATATAGAATATTAAAGCATCCGTTTTCCCGAAAAATTATCCATAAACTTAGAAACATATTCTAGCATAACAATATGCCCCGAGGTCGGGGCTTTTTTTCTTTTAGGCTGGCTGGTCAGGCCAAGTTATATCATCAGCCGTATTTGCATCTATCCTATTGACTGCCACACGGTACTGTTTCCACGCCTTTAAGGATGCAGTTTCATCATCTGTTGCCTCGCCCAAATCCACCGCGTCTTGTAGCGGCGCGATAGCAATTGTCGCTTGGGCAATGAGGCTGGCTTTGGTTGCCACGTTGTTAGCAATATTTTGTTGTTTTTGCGCCGCTATTTGCTCATCTGTTAAAGGTGGTGCTGTAAACACCGAACCGTCATAGCTCCATCCAATGGAAGGTTGACTGCCTTTTCCGTCTGTTAATTCAACGTAGGTAATCCCATCGCCAAAATCCACGGGATCTACTTCTGGACCATTCCATGCAATGGTATTAATTACCTTTCCGTCAGAGATTAATGCGTAAGAACCCATTATGCGAACTCCCATACTATGATCGTCCCAGGTCCACCCGCACCTCCGGATAAACCTGCTGTTGCGCCTGTAGCGTTGATCGCCCCTGAACCACCTGCACCCTGTGTTCCTGCTATCCCAGCGGTTGCAACGCCTCCACCCGGACCTCGATATCCTGCTGAGAAGGCTGATGCCCCCCCTTCACCTGATGTGCTGTTAGATGTCGATGTACTCAGAAGCTTACCACCTACCCCCCCCTCGTGACCCACGGTCGCCTATTGTACCTGCACCACCAAGCCCGCCCAGTTGTTGGTAAAGTGTCGAACCAGAAGACGTGGTTTGATAAGAACCACCTCCACCACCGCTAGCCGCACACAGCGAACCGAAACTAGTTGCGCCACCTGAACTGCCATTAGTAGATGATCCGCCTACTGCCCCACTACCTGCGGAACCTGCCGTGCCAATGGTAGCCGTGGTAGCAACTAGATTCGCCGCCGATGTAATTAACACTTCAGCATACCCACCTGCACCTCCACCCGAACCTCCACTTATATATGATGTGCTACCTGTACCTTCGGCCCCCGCACCACCACCACCCGCGCCAACCAGTTGTACGAAAGCCATGGTTGTCGCAGACAGATAATTAAATGTCTGAGTACTAGATATAACTGTACGTTTCAGAAACCTACCAACAGCCTGACCCAACTGCATCGCGTGATTACTCTGGGTTGCCGCGCCGACTGGCAGAGCACCACCGCTATTCCCGCAAAGCACCCAGGCGGTAAGCGTGCTGTTCCACTCAACCTCAACCAGACCATTTGCGACGATTTCCCCGCCCTGCAGAGCCTGGTTAGCATGTGAATAAAGTGGATATGCAGAGCCGCCATTTACCGCAAGTGTTGAAGCGCCGGAGTTAGCCGTTTTCGCTTTGAAGGTGACGCGCATACCGTCCGCAAGCGTTGGCAGAGCAGGGACAAAGGACGCCACATAGGCGTTGGCCACGCCGGTGTCAGAGGCATAGGTCATCGTGCCCTGCTGGACGGCTGAGAAAATACCGGCCGCAGGCAGGAACGGAGCATTAGCAGCCACCGCAATATTCGATGCGGTGATGGTTGTGGCGCCCTGAGCGACCGTAATGACCCACGCGGCTGTGTAGCCAGTATCAGCTGCTGGCGTAGTCTGCGTACCGGTGGTTGCTGCGACGCCTGCCTTCAATGCAACAGTACAAACTCCTGAGCGAACCGTATTCTGCGCGGTGCCGGCGTTGTTTGGTCCGCTGTAAGCTACGGATGGGTTCGCAGCATTGTAATAAGGCAGCACGGTTGCTCCAGAGTCCGTATCGCTGTATGCAATCTGGATCAGGTAGTTGATGCTCTGCCCCGCCGTGGTAGGCGCAGTCAGTGTAAAGGCGGTGGAACCGAGGATTACGCCCTGCTTCAGGATGGTGTTAGTTGTATCAGCAGCCAGTGAAGAATAGGCGGTGCCGTCGACGTTCTGTAGGCTGTAAATCTGACCTTTGGCCACATTTACCACCATCGAAGCAGGTGATGATGGCGTACAGGCAAGACCGTGGAGATAGGTGTTCGACCCCATCAGGGCTGCGGCAAGTTTTGCCAGCCCCATCATGGCGTATTTGTTGGTATTGAGCAGGTCAGTTTCGAGCGGAATAGCGCCCGGATAAACGATTTGACGATCCATTTATGGTTCCCAATAAAAAAGGCCACCGCAATGGGTGGCCTTGGTGAGGACGGAGAATTTTGGTGTGTTTACTGCAATCGAACCCAGACGAGATTGCCTTCCATTTTCACTGCCGCTATGGCTTCGTAGACCTGTGCATCAGTAATACTTCCGGTGATCATGCTTTGCGACGCGTATTCACCACGCGAGGCCACGCTGTAGCCTGAGGGTGTGGATGAGTAACCTGCTATATAGGGAATACTTGATCCAGACGGGCGGTAGGCTGTCACGAATGCCTGATATGCCAGCATAAGAGAGCCGTATCCGCCGACAAGGGCATACCCTCCGGAGAAGGTGGAGCCGGTTGGCATATTGCTAAGCAATACATCGGCGGCGCGCGTAACTTGTGTTGCCTGAGTTTCAATGTAACTGGATGCAGCATCTGAGATTTCAGTCTGCGCTCCCCACACATAAAGACCATCACTACCTGTTCCTGTGGTAGTTGCCCTCCGCCCATCTGTCATTGCTGAAAGTAAGCAAAAACCCACATCCTGGTTAGCTGTTCCAGTCCCAGTGGTAAGTACTGTCGCCTGACACAGGTACCACCCATTAGCTAAGGGCGTTATTGAGCAGGACTGACAATTTCCTGAGGCAATTCCATTGTTCAAATCAAAGTTTGCATACGCGCCTGAGGTGCCGGTTGATCCGCCAGTCCAGCGAATTTGCAACACGCTTCTTTCTGCTGCCTTTGCGAAAACAGATGTTGTGAAAACGGTTCCTGTGGTAATGCCTGTTGATGTGACAGTTTGGACAAGCTCATGAATAGCAGACCCAGCTGCAGCTATTATTTTCGCAGCGTTATTACTCCCATCAGGCGCAACTGAAGCGAAAGGAGTGCAGACAGTATTTGATTTTGTCCAGATTGACGCCTGGGGGGATGAAGAATATAGAAAGAAATTTGTCGCCGCGCGCTCAATCATCAGGCCATTCATGGCTGTTGCATATGGATTTGCGCCATACCGCACCTGATTGGGCTGAGCAGTTAGCAGTATGCCGCTCAAATCAACGTAAGTTGCCGTTGTTGCCCGACTAACGGCTACCGCTGCGCCATACGCCCCCGTATCCAACGGTCTCTGCGGCTCAAAAATGTAAGGCGTCTTGCCGGTCATATCCTCCAAAATGTCGATGATTGCCTGCCGGGTGCCGCGCTCCCTGAACAGGTTTATCTTCATCTGATTCCTGAACAGATCATCCGATTGTCCTGCCGACCGTTGCAGGTTTTTACCGAAGAAGTCATATGCTGCAATATCCAGCCAGCCATCCGTGGCGGTGCTGATACGCGTCTGAAGCTTCGCATAAAGATATAGTGAATAGCACCACGCCAGCGCGCTTGAGCAGGCAGTGAGAGCGCCAGTCAGGATAGGATTGCTGTCACCAAACCAGGTGGGGGGCAAAAGCCCTTTAAGACGCGTGTAAATGTCGTTCTGATCGCCTGTCGCCATTTAGCTCACCGAAATTGTGCCAGCGCGGATCACCTGCTTACCAGTAGCGGCAATATCCGCTGTCGCGCCGTTAAGGGTTACAGAAGAGACGTTAGTCACAAGGGAACTGGCGCCGTATGCGATGTTGGATAACTTCGAGTAAGGCAACAACTGACCGAGCGAGAGGCTGGCGATGTATTCCTGAATCGCCGCCTGCACCATTGCTACAATCGCTGCGTGGTTGCCGGATGAGTCGGTGGTGATCACCATAACGACATTCGCCGTTAAGACAGTTGGCGGGAATACGCCAAAGCTGATTGTGAACCCCCTGACCGCGTCGATTGCTGCATACGCCTGGCTGATGAATGTGCTCGACGGGGTGCCGCTACCGTCATCAACTACCGCATAAAAGTAGCCCGGTTGAGCGGTGCCGTTATAGGCGTAATTTTCAGTCAGCGTATAGGTGACGCCGCTTTGCATGCTGCTCAGTGCGTAACCAATCGCGGCTTTAGTTGCTTTTGAAAGTGAGGCAATCCAGAGCACGAAACGGGCCCGGAAATCATCATCCGACTCGGCATCCTCACCGTTAACAAACGTGGTGCTGTTCGTCACCGTGTCGACGTACTGGATTGAACCGGAAATGATAGTGATGGTGCCAGCCTGTGCATTGCCCGCCGCTCCTGCGGTATCAGCCTGTACAGGGACAGACAATGAACTCACCCCGGCGGCAATCACGTATCCGGCTTGCGTGGAGTCGTACGCTGTGTTTGTCGTGTCTGCAATGACAGAATAAGCCTGAGTGCCGTCTGTAGTGGTCACGCCCGATCCGACAGGAATCAGTGCCTGATTCGTTGCCGTAAACCGGCTGAACGTCGCCTGACCTGTCGCCTGCACCGCCGACAGGCGCGTAAAGCTGAAATCAGCCATCCATGAATCCAGATCGTCGCCAGAGCAAGTGGCCGCACGGGTGACAACCAGAAGATTCACTATAAGCTGCTGAATCCACATCGCGACGCCAGCATTCGATTCAGCCAGTGCGCGCAGAATGCTGCCGACCGCCAGATCGACGAGACCCGCAGCTTTAGCCTGCATTGCAGTAACCTGATCGCTGACCAGTGTGGCGAAAGTTTTAGTATTGAGTGATGCCACGTATTACCTCGTTACGTCAAAACTGAGTGTTTCCGGTGTGCCGGAGGTGGCGTCGGTATACTTCACTGACACGCTGACCCCGCCCTCGATGAGTGTCAGGCTGACAGATGGCGCAGGGCTTGATGCGACAGCTTCCTCAAGCAGCATCTGGCCGCTGATAAGCGCCTTCCATTCGTTGAGATTGACGTTTTGCCCGACTTTCTGCCCCAGACCCGCGCCATAATCCGGATGGAAAACGTATTCACCGGGGTTGGTCATCAGGCGGCGCAGTATTCGCTGCTTTCCTCTTTCGGTGCCGGTGACAGGCCGCAGGTCGCCCGCAGGCGAGGTGCTGAGGTCACCGCCCGTATAGTGGTAAATGTCGTACATGAGTCACCGCTATGAGAGTTGTTGGTTTGGCTTGCTGGTAGTGCCGCCGCCGTCGCCATTTTCCGGATGGGTGTGGACGTTATAGGTAACGCGAACCTTCTGAACCGTGCCGTAAAGGCCGTTGTTGTCGCTGATGTCTTTCACAACATTAAGATTGTTGTCCATCGTCACATCACCACCCGTAAAGTGGTGTGCAGGCGCGTCGTAGGTCATCTTCAACTTTGCACTCAGAAGAACTTCACCGGTGTTCAGGAACTTCAGAAGCGATCCGCTTTTGTGGACGAGCCAGAACTCTCCCGAAGGCGGCCCGGGACAACGGTCTTCATCGTTGTAAAACTGCCCCGCCGCCATCCCGACGCCCATCAGGCCGGAATCAAACTCCACTTCGACCTCGGCACCAATCATTGGCCCTGCCGCCAGCCCCCATCCGTTGCCGACCCACGGAGAGCTGAGCGGTATCCACCCCGTTTCCTCGCCTGTTGGCTGCAGCTGAACCTTTACCGCGTAACTGTCCGGGTCGTAGGCAGTAATAATCCCCTGCCGTGTGCCGCTGTCACCCGCACTTGTTTGCTGAGCATTGGCCGCCATCGCATTCAGTAACGCTCTCATTGTGTCACCTCCAGTGCCGGGCTGTGATTCTTGCCGGTAACGCTCATCGTGTATCCGTTTTCCCAGCTCATAGAGCGCCGTACGCTGTCACACCAGTAAAGCTGATCGAACGGGCTCTGCGTTCCTTCAATCCTAACCAGCGTCTGCGGCGTCAGGAGGTTGTCTCCGGCAGTTGAGCCGCTGAACTTCATCTCATGCTGCACAACGTTACGGTAAATGATCTGCGCCAGCGCATATGCAGATTCAGGTGAGAGACCATTGCGGATCACGCGATAGACCTGCGTTTTCGCCGTGGAGTTTCCGGGCGTGGTACCTTTAGCTGCCTTAGGATAGGAAGCGACGAACTGCTTATTCTTGCGCTTCGCATTCCAGCTGAGTACCTCGACCGTGACGCCTTTAGAAATAGTCAGCGCGCGCGAAAATGACAGGTCGTCAGAGGTGTTGCATTGCGGATAAGCCAGCACGCCGGGCGGTTGCCAGCGGATGACGTAGTTATCAGCTTTGGCGGCATCTTTGATTGGCTCAAAATGCAGCTTGTCATCGTCGACATAAACCGAAAAGTTCTCGATTCCCGCCAGTGTGGTGATCAAATCCCACTCCGTTTGCTCGCCGGTCAGGTGCGCGCTGTCGATCTGGTAAAACTCACCAAACCGCTGCTTGGTGGCGGTGACAACTGGCGTCAGGCTATGGCGCTGCGCCAGCATCGTGGCAATTTGCGAGCTGGTGTAGTTCTTGAAGCTTTCGCCGGCCGACTTTGCATCAATCAGCAGAGCGGTGAAGTCACGGCCATCAGCCGAGATTTCGAAGCGCGCCGGATCGTAATGCCAGTTATCGATATTGCCGGTGATGAGCTTCTTCTCGTCGGTGCCGGACTGCGTGATGATTGACACATACAACTCAACCTTGACAGTAGTCTGCGTGGCCCACCAGTTAAGCATCTGCATGCTGGCCGGTAAGGCAGAAACTGCCAGCGTCAGGTCAAAGGTAGATGCGCCTCGAAACGAGTTGCTCTCTACGCTGAAAGCGACAAACGGGACTTCAGTGCCATTTAAACGACAACGCCCGCTAATATGGCGGGCGCTGGATTCAACTATCGGGTTGTTTACGTCCATGGCTAACTCGTTGGGTTGGCTGGAATCGTCAGCATATTAATGCCGCTAAGTTGTGGGTCAGTCAGGTCATTGGCAGATGCAATACTGCTCCAGAGAGAGGCGTCGCCATACTGATCCGAAGCCACCTGATAAAGGTTGCCGCCGGATAGGGTAACCGTCCGCACGCCGTCCGCCGTCTGGCCAGAATTCACGTTTTTATTCAGGCGCCCCAGGGCGTTTTGAAGGCTGTAAAGCGCCGGGATACGCGTGCTCTGATCAGCCTGGCTGAGCAGATTGCTGACCGTGGTTGAAATCGGATTGCCGGGAACCAGTCCACCAAGGGTGGTTATCTGGCTGGCTGCCGATTCGAGCTGGCTGATTTGCTGCTGCACAATGGTCTGCGCGGCGATAATCGGCCTGACCACTGCCTGCACCTGCTCAACCGTTACGTGCGCAAAGTCAGTGACCTCTTTTACGGCACTCTGCACCGTGGTGACCGCGCTGGTGACTGTCGCCACATCAATGATGTCAGAGAGGCCCAGCGCCTGCCCGATATCGCTGTCCAGCAACCCCTGCAGCGCGCCGGTCAGCGCATCTACCTTCAACGGCGAAGCATTGTTGGCTACAATTGCCACCTCAATGCTGTACGGCCTGCGGTAAACGCCCATTTTCATCAGGTCATGCGTCACCTGATTCGGCAACTTCACGATACCATTCAGACGGTTGTATGAGGTCATCAGCGCATCACCAGCGGAGCTACCTTTCAACTCACCGATGATTGGCTCCAGCTCAGCAAACAGCGCTTTGTTGCTTAGGTTAAACGCAGAAGTACCGGCTTTCGCCATGAACTGACGATATTGGGTGAAATCGACGTTACCGCCTGAAGACTAGATCGCTTTGAAACCGGCATCCATCAACTCATTGAAGCGTTGCGGGCTTTTTAGTGCGCCTGCGGTCTCTACGAAACGCAGCATGTCCATTTGCTTGGCTGTCGTCATCTCCTTAGCGAGCTCATCAAGTCCCTGAGAAGCGAAGTTGATGCGAGCCAGAACCGGAGCCGCCATTTTTGCAGCTCTCAGCTGCTCATTGAGCATTGCTGCGCCAGATTCACGAAATACACCCTGCGCTTCAGTGAAGTACTTAAGCATGTCAGTGTTGGATGTACCGAGGATTTTGGTCGTCTGTGCGAAATTCTCCGCATCCCGCTTAGCTGCCTCGCCCATACCGTACTGATTGAATTTCTCAGTCATGGTCTGGTATTTGGCTGCCTCATCAACGAAACCATCCAGCAGCTTGAAGCCTAAATATCCGGTGGCGAGATTTGTCATGCCATCCGAATGTGAGTTTCTTCCCGGCCCGTTACCGTTACCACCACCACCCCACCCTCCAGGTGGTACGCCGTTATTCCATCCGTTCCAGCCAATGCCGCGACCTGATGGAGAAGGCAATGCAAGCATGCCACCCGCGTTACCATAACCCCCACCGCCACCACCTCTCACCGCAGCTGCGCCCGCGGCCATCGCAGGAAGCGCTAAGGCCGTACCATAGCCGCCTGCCAGCACTGGGAGGTTTTTGGTCGCATTACTGGCACGCACCGCGTGGTCAGCAGCAGACCGCATTGCGCTGGCGTATTCGCTGGCCCCGCGAGATGCACCTGAAAACTGGTTGCTCAGAGCGCTATTTAGAGATCGGATGGCTGAACTGGCTTCCTTAGCTGCGCTGGTGACGGCCTTAATGCTCTTCGTCATCTCGACGAACTTCTTATTCAGCTCGATAGCATCACGGCTAACCTGCATCATGTTGCGGGTAATCTGGTCATCGAGCGCGAGGCGCACGGCTACGCGGTAAGCCTGAACATCCATAGACACCTCGTTTGCGGGCATAAAAAAACCCAGCCGGAGCTGGGTTCAATGATTATTCTTTGCCTACTTGTCCGGGACACATTCACCGAATACGTATCCTTCTTTTTGGTTACGAAGGGCGTAGGAATTTTTCAGTTTCACAAAGAGAAGATTATTTTGTTTTGCTGCAAGCACGGTTTCGCCATCTTCAAATTTCACTGGCTGAAGCTCAGGGCTTGTAATCTTATTTTTGCCATCTGTCGAAAATGTGAAGGTAGTGCCGGTATCTACCACTGCGGCATTACGGCTAAGAATCTCAACTGTTGGATCGGCATCACCATTTTCGAGATTATGGGTCAGGCTGCATTTGAACATTTGAGCGGCTGATGCAGGTAGTGAGCAGGCTAAGAGAAATAATATTAAAAGGCCTTTCATCATACACCTTGAATTTAAATGAAAGTGAAAGCCTAGCACGTGAATAGCGCAATTAGATGCAAATTGATCAATACGCCTTAAACCCTCTCGATATCGCCCGTCCTATCGACTCCATCAACGGGTCAATCTTACGGACATACGCAGGCCCGATGAAAGGGCGCGGTGGTATGTGATCTGTTCCTGCTTCCTGCCAGTAACCAATATCGCTCTTTGTACCTACGATGGCAGCAAGGCCTACCACCTCACTCTCGATCGAGTTTTTAAGCTCACCAGAGCGTAAAAGTGGATCATCTTCCGAGTAGCCGGAGCGCACGCGGTCGGCTTTGGTAGATTCAGCCAGTGGCGACCATGCTTCAAACGGGCCGACCGCAGGCTGATATACGCCAATCTCTTCTTTCGCTGTTTCCTCAATCTCTTTTACGATTTTGATTATATTATTATTTTTGGGTTGATTTTTGCACTCCTACTTGTGAGCTTTACCTAGAAAATGACAATCGGCTTCACCCTACTCCTAATCATCAACACTCAAGCATTACC